TTAATAACCATCCGCTCCCACGGCGTGGGGCATGGATGGGGCAAACTCACTCAATTTCTGGTTGAGGATGAGTACCTGGTCCTGGTTATTTTCAGCCATCCAGGATCCGTACACCCGGTAAACCATTTGCGCGTCGGTGTGGCCCATTTGCTTCGCGATGAAGTTCGGGTTAGCACCGGCAGCTAACGACCAGCATGCATACGTATGTCGGGACTGGTATGCTCTGCGATAGCGAATCCCGGCGCGTCGCATTGCCGCTTCCCACGACTGGTTAATCGACCCCACTGCGTAATGATGCCCGGCACGGCCATTACGTGATGCGATCTGCGGGTTGAACACGAACGTGCAAGGATGCACATCGGTACGGCCATACTCGCGCAGCTTCACCTCAACCTGATACTGCTTACCCAGGCGTGTCAGTTCTGCCTGGCTCTTCAGCACGTCGATGGCCGGCTGAATAAGATTAATGATTCGGTCCGTCCCGGCCTCTGTTTTCGGAAGGGTGAACTCCTTCGTTAACGTGTGGTTCCGGCGGATAATCATCGTACCCGCTTTCAGGTCGATATCTTCCCAGGCCAGCGACACAAGTTCTCCGTGGCGCACGCCGGTGTACACTGCCAGAGACCACATGTTTTTCAGTTGCTGGTGGGCGCAGGCGTTAATCAACCTGACGAACTCCTCTCGTGTCAGCGGGTCCGGCTCGCATCGTGACCGCTTGAGAAGGGCGATCCCGTTGAACGGGTTAACCCTTAAATAACCGCTATCAGCGGCAAACTTAAACATCCCGCCCATGGTCTTCATGTAGTTGTTGACCGTTCTGACTGAGCGGCCTTTAACCGGCGTTTTCTGCCCGACTTTCAACGTGTGATAACCGGTCAGCAATTCCTTCCTGATAAACAGCAGATCTTCCTGCGTTACCGCAGATACCAGCCTGTCCCCACCAATCCTGGGCACCATGTTGCGCACTATAGATGTATAGCGTGACATCGCATTGGTGCTGATCTCCATACGCTTCAGTTCAAGCCACTTGTTCGCCAGCTCCAGCACAGTGATTTCCTTGCTCTCCAGCCCAAACCTTTTCAGGTTAGGCGAGTCCGGGAATTGCGCTGCATAGTTGAAGTTGCCGGTCTTAATCGAAAAGCACACCGACGCGCGCAGCTCGCCAGCGATCTTTCTATTTTTTGGTGTATCCGGCACGCCGAGGCTTTCACGCACCCGGCTGCCTTTATAGATGAACCATATGCGGAGCGTTCCGCCATGGTTCTCCACGCCTGTTGGGTATGCTGACTTAGCCATTATTCCCTCCTGACGTCCAAGAGCCCGCTAAGCATAAACGGATCTTCATTAGCGCGCACCTGGCTGTTTCTTTGACATGCTCTCAACCCACTGGTCGACAGCCTTGCGGTTGTACATGCATTCACTGTTTTTCTTCGGCACGCCGTCCGGGGAAACATGCAGATATTCCCGTCCGACCATCCAACATTTTTTGCGTGCCCGCTCGATAGTGCCAGGGCGAAGGCCGGTAATCTCGACGAGCTTTTCTTCTGTTACCCAGTCGTTGGGCACGATTAAGGTCATTTCGCTCATGGGTGTCTCCAGGCAATAAAAAACCGCCACTATGGGCGGTTTATTTTCAAACTCTAAATTTCACCGTAACTGTTTTTTATAGAACTCTGATATGGAAAGCATTTTTTCTAATGGTACGACATTAGAAAATTCTTTATTTTTCCCATCAATCTTTAAATCTTCGAATATGGAAGGGTGGAGGGAGCATACGAAGTACTCCTTGAAGTTAATTTTCTTCACATTGTTGATGTTTACAAAGAAATCATACTTCAGAAGGTGTTTGTAGCGTTTATCAATTCTTTTAATATCTGCAATGGAAAGATAAAGCAAAGAAATTATTCTAAGTGTCTCTCCAATGTTTTCCTCTTTTAAAGGCACTTTATAATTATGTCTTACGACAATTTCATTACATTCATCTACTTTTTTTGTGAGTGAGTCAATAATTTGCTTATCTAAAGCATCACTTCTATTTTGATAACCTACATAAGCATTTATTGCAGCGGCTATTGCTGCGCAAGAGGCTGCAATAGCTGAGAAAGTAGCGGGCTCTAACATTGATCTTCTCTATTTATGGATGAAAATATGCAGTTTACTATAACCATTACCTTATATGAATGTAAGCATGCTTACAACTACTCATAAAGATATTAATATGATGTTTTTATTCAAGTTAGGGCTGCTTATCTTGTCACTTCCAAATCCCATGGTATAGCAGGGGTAGGATATTTATCAGGATATCAAGCGATGATTACCCGATTGTACGTTGCGTTTAGGTTGGAAAACGGTAATGGTCTGTTCGTGCGTCATTTCTTCAAGAGCACTGACTTGATCGATTATTCGTTCATGTTTACACCCAGCTTCCCTGTCACGTTGCGTATAACGGCGCTTAAACGTAATGCCTGCAGGCGCCGATCAACGAAGCGGTAGGGGTATGATTTCCCTTTCGCAGTGGCTATGCATTCTGATTCATTTAAAACATCTCGGACGTAAATCTTATTTAAAGGGATTGGATTATCGCCGATTTTGTTGAGGATTAGACCATCCAGTTCTATATGTTTGCTCATTGCTCGGCTCCAAACCGCCCGTTAAGGCGGCCAGTTTTGACGACGAACTCCAGGAGGCTAACTCCCAGAGCTTCAATTTTCTTATGATGCTTGTTGATGGTGGGAGGCACCGTTTCGTTCCAGTTAGGCTTTGGCTTCTTGCGCATGGCCTGCTGGATTTCTTCGGTGCAGCGGCGGCAGGCGGCGCGGATGGCATTGTCTGTTTCTGGCGTCATGCGGCCTCTCGGCGGGCGAGAAGTTTCGCCCCGAAAGCCATAAGCTCGTCCCGGTCCACAGTTGCGAAGTGGCAGTGTGTGCGCGGGTACGGTCGCCAGATGATAAGCATCGACCCTTTGTTGTTGCCGCTTACCGGCTTACCGGTGAGCGGGTTGACAAATGCCAGCCGCCCGGCGGTGATAAAGCGAACTTCGCTGGCGGTCTGGATAGCTTCCTTGAACCAGCCAACCGAAGTGTCTGCCGGTACCAGCATGACCGTGCCGATCTGATTGGCGCTCTCTGAGGCAGCCTTCTTAACGAACGGCGTGATGTCACTATATGGTGGGTTCAGCCAGACGTAGCCAGGAACATTCAGGTAATCAGCCCAGGGCGTTTGCAGCGTGTTCTGCTCGGCGGTGATGAACTTCCGGCATAGCGCGTTATGCGGCGCTGCTGCGGCATCAAGCTGGAAGCAGAACTCAGCATCAAGGGAAGCGAAGAGGGCTGGTGGAGTACGCCAGAGATCGCGTTGGTCTGGCGGGGTTTTACTTCCGCCATAATCACCATTCGTCTTCTCGATTGGAAGCGCTGCGGCGATGCGCTCTCCGATCCATCGCATTACCGGTACCGCCATGCTGTTACCGATCGCTTTATAGCGTGGCCCGTCCGGGCATTCGGTAGCATCCTTCCCGCGCCAGCCGATCAGAGTGTGATTATCTGGAAAGCCCTGAAGGCGCTCGCACTCAATCGGTGTTAGGCGGCGAACCTGCATACCCCACCCGATAGCTCCGACCCCCATACCAGCGCGACCGCCATTCGGTGTCAAAAGCGCGTTGGCAGTTCCGTCATTTCTCACTTCGATCGTGCTCCCTTCTGACCGACCACGGATTGCCAATGTGAATGGTTCAGTAACTATCGCGTTTTCCTGTCCGTTGTTGCGTCCGAGCGTGTGCGCAAGTTCTCGGTTGGTATCTGGATCCTGCGTGCCGTGCACTGCAAAAGTCTCAGTATCAAAATCCAACCTGATCCCATGCGCGGTGCAGGCGGTCGCCACATCAATATGACCGGCAGTATTGCCACCGCCAAAAGCAATCAGGTGTCCAGCTTGTGCCTGATTGTCATCTGCGCCACACGTTCCAACGCCTCGTGCAGTAAGGGCGGCAACAGCCTTTTGCGTTTCTCGGCGCGGCGCAGTATCCCGGCGCACGCTGTCGAACTCAAAAAGTACTTCTGCGGGATCGAATCCTTTTCGAGCACTTGCGACAACGAACACACGGCGGCGTCGTTGGGCCACTCCGAAAAATTGAGCATCAAGGACGCGCCAGGCGATAACCCTTTCTGGTCCAGACACACAACCAGCGTGCGTCCATTTTCCCCCTGCTGGCTGCAACTCACTACTTTCTCCGGCAAGTCCTGCCAGAAAGCACCCGAAGGCATTGTCTTTGCTGCTGAGCACGCCGGGGACGTTTTCCCAGACGATGATTGCTTCCGGCTCACCGCGTTCGCGGCGCTTTGCGTCGATTGCATTGGCTAATTCCACGTAAGAGAGGGTTAACTGGCCGCGGTCGTCAGACAGGCCTTCACGTAAGCCTGCGATACTGAATGCCTGGCAGGGCGTGCCACCGACAAGAGCATCAGGCGCTTCGACATCACCAGCGCGCACCGCATCGGCGATTTTGGTCATGTCGCCGAGGTTGGTTACTTCCGGCCAGTGATGGGCGAGGACAGCAGAGGGGAAGGGTTCGATTTCAGAGAACCAGGCGGGTTTCCAGCCGAGAGGTTCCCACGCTTTACTGGCAGCTTCGATGCCGCTGCACACGCTTCCGTATTTCATGCCGCCTCCTGCCTTTCCCGATATTCCTCAGCGAGCCGCTGCGCCTTTAGTGGATTGCTGACCACTTCACCCCATGGCATTAGCCAGCCGTTACCAGTGAAGGAAAGGCGTAGTGTGCCAACCATGATGTCGTCGTGAGCGTGAGTCATAGGATGGACTCCATTTCGTCGATGTAGAGGCCCTGAGCAATGAGGCGGCGACGGCGTGCGGCACGCGCTATGCACTCCTGCCGTCTACCTTCCTGCGATTGCTCTATGGCGCGCCGGGTGAACAGCCGTGATTTACCTTGCGGCGTAACAACTTTAGGTTTTGTGACTAAGTCGAATGTCCGGTCGCAAATGCCGTCCTCGTTCAGCCATTTTTTCGACTCAACTATCTGAGCTATCTGTCCGGAGCCGCGGGTAATGCCGTTGGCTACCCGGTTAAACTCGATGAGCGTTACGCCAAACTTCTCGGCGATTTCGCTGCCGGTTACCGGGCGGCCGCGCGTCTGAATCATCCAGATAACGCGTTCACGGAGGCCGGAGAATTGCCCGGTTCGCCCGGGCCTGCGATAGAAGGGTGTGCGTTTCATGCTGCACGCTCTGTGATTTTCTTAATTTCAGATTCCAGGTCTGCAAGGAAGCTCTTAACCTCAGATTCGATTTCGCGCGCCAGCTCTTCATCGAAATGAATCCGCTTCTTGAAATAGGCGAGGTCAGGCGGCAGGCGATCATCGAAACTAACGAAATCACACCATTTCCGCCCGGTGCACATCATCTGTGCATGCATTTGCAGCATGTACTGGTGCTTTGGCTCGCCAGTTTTCAGAGTTTCAAGATGGGTCCAGGTGTTTGGGCATTTGATTTCGATAAGCCCGTCGTCGTTAACAAGTCCGTCCGGGCTGGCTGCGAATCCGGGTATGGTTGGGTGATCGATGAGTCCAACTTCAGTGATTTCCGCATCGAACTCATTCAGCGCGTACATCTCACGCGCCACTGGCTCCAGTTCGGTACCGCGCATCATCGCGGCATTCGAAAACCCTTCCTCCAGTTTCCCGGTCAGCCGCTGGCAAATCAGCTCGGCCATGTAGTTCTGGCGGCTGGTGGAGTAGCCCGACTTAGTCCGGGCCATGACATCGGCCAGGCGACTGGCTGTGACCTTGCCGCAGCGCGCGGCAAACCATTCAGCGGTGCGTTGCTCCATCATTCAGCCTCCGTCTCTGCGACATTGACAGGTTCGGCGCTATCGACAGCAAGACTCATGTCATACATGCGTCGCTTCTCAACTGCGCCGATAACCTGCTTCTCTTCAGCGCTCAGCGCCACCCAGAACTCCTGATACTTGACTGTTCCAAGGCGCGCGGCGGACTCACCTTTTGCGATCAGATCCGGGCGACGGCTATCTGATTCATGACCCGCATGAACCTCTGCCGTTGTTCCTTCAATCACTCGCTCTGCCTCGTCCTGGTCGAATATGCCAGCGAAACCAAAGGCCAGGCGCGCGCATTGGATAAGTGTCTTATGGCGAAGCATGCGGGTAGGGTGGGACTGCCAGGGTTGAGTATTGCGTTTACACTCTCCCATGTACTCGGTGACGATGGTCGGGTGCTTACGGTCTTTGCGGTAAATCTTGCAGGTGCACGCGCCTTCCTCCTTGTCGTAAGAGAACTCCATGCCGTCAAACTGAGGATGCTCGTTGATAATGCGAGCCCATCCATCAACGCCGACGACCGGGACAATCCCTCCTTTATCTGGGAAGGCATAAATCTCTTTTGTCCATGGGTTCAGGCCGTACTGGTTGGCGACGATCAGCAGGGCTGTAAACTGCTCGTCCGTGACGTTGCCACCTTTGAACGCTGTATTCTTCAGCGTATTCATCAGGTCTGTGCCGGCATCCATGCCGAGGCGTGCGGCCAGTTTCCCGGCCATGGTGGAAAGAGCAGTACTCATTGTTAAATCCCTCAAAAATTAAAACGGGCAGCCGGTACGGTGTTCCCAGTCGTATTCCGCCTGGGCGTAAGCAACTGCCGAAATGAAATCGTTGTAGGCCTCGCCAGCTTTATCGCTGCGAAGTCCTTCGTATGGGCTGGAGTCAATCGGGATCGTGAAGTGGAAGAGGCCTGACGGCTCTTTTGGCATCATGTCGATGATTTTTTGCGCCCGGTCGTCTATCCACTTCTCTTTCTCGTCGTCGAGCTGCCGCTCAACCCAGCGCCGATCTTCGATGCGGTCGTAAGTGAGGTATGCGTTCATTGCTGAATTCCTGAAATTTGGATGTGCAGATCCCGGCTGCGTGAAGCCAGCCCGGTATTTCAATGTGAAACTTGATTAAACAGCGATACGGATCAAAATGAATGAAGCGCAGCGGCAACAAGCAAGGTGACTAAATGCTGATAAATAAAAAATGCTCTTCCCCAATGTACTCAACTAAAGAAATGGGTAAGCGCTCGAAGCGGAATCATTGGTTTGTGAGAGAAAAGGGAAGTGACCAGCCGCACGATCAGTCATGGTATGACTGGTGGAAGTCACGATCGCTTGGCTTAGGCAAGAATGGACATATTGCGTGGCGTTCTACGTGTATCGCAAGAAATGCACCTGACCCATTCAATCCGCCGGATTCTTTCGAAGTCGACTTCCAGGCACCTGACGGCAAGCTGTATCATCTGGAGTTTAAGCTTGCACCTCACGGCCCGAACAAATAATGGGTTAATGACTCAGTCCGCCGCCGCGGCCATCAAGATAAACCTCAACCAGAAGCTCTCTGGTGAAGGTACGCTCACAACCGCGGTGCAAATAGAGCTTTCCGCGCTTGTTGGCTGATGCCGTCCACATGCCGTCTTTGTGCTTAACCAACATTCCAGGCCGAACTGCGCCACGATTAACTTCAACGTATCCGTAGTGGTGCATCATACCTTCACCTCAACCTGTTCCAGGAGACCAGCGATATGCATCTGCCAGCGGTTAAGCGTCAGCTTGTCGCGCGGTGCCGATAGCGACGTCAGTTGCCACTCGTTATCGTTGAGCTTTTTGGCGGTGTACAGCTTGCCGTTGTGGGTGACTGTCATGATGCCTCCCGGCGATTTGTCTCGCTGTCCTGGCGGAATGCTTCACGCAAGAACTCTTCACTGAATTCCATCTCAGGAGCCTGAACGAACGCGATATACGCTTCTTCCTGGCAGTTTGTGCAATAGCCGGAGCGGATTGCGCATCCGCAATTTTCACAGTGTTTGGACATAATCATCTCCGCGCTTAAGGCCGCGCCGCCGAACGTTAAACAAGACTTCTGCGCTAATGGGCGGTGGATGGCCGCCGGTTGTCATAACTAAGCCGCCTCGGTGAAGCGACTGAGGTATGAAAAAACCCGCCGTAGCGGGTCTTCAGAAATAGTCTTTGTGGTCGTGCATCGCTCGCTGGAGGATCACCTTTGCATCTTCGAAGTTGGCAGATTCAAAAGCCTCTCTTATGGCCTTAGCCAGGCAAGTTGCATCACTTTCGTAGTCGTCAGCTCTGCTTTCCCAGTTTGATGCCTCTTCTTCAGCCTCATAAAGGCGATCGCCATACTCGCACTCGAGTTCCTGGCGCACTTCATCACAAAGCTTCTCCTTGATGATTTCGGAGGCATCTTCAATCGGCATTGTTTCCAGAATCGTCTCTGGCTGATGAGTGCCGTATTTCAGTGAGATGTCAGTAGCAAACATGCAACCTCCAAAAAAATGCCCGCGCGCTGGCGGGCCAAGAAGACTTTTCCAATCCAACCAGAACAGGATCATCGTCTCCTGTGCGGTTGAGATGGCAGTATTACCATCACCAAGCATCGGCGCCCGGTGCTTGAGGTTGGCTCTGTAGTTACCCGCTGATGCGGGAGAAATGCTTTGGTCGGTGTGGTGGATTCGTGGACCGGATTGATCCGTGAGCATCACGAATCAGCTGCCCACCACACCCCAAAACATTCCAGTTACGCACCATTGCCGCTCTCCCTGAGCCCGCCGGGCGTCCGACGCATGGTTTACTGTCGCGCCGTTCGACTGACCGAATCTCCACTTCGCCGCTGGTTAACTTCGCTCAGCTGTCGATGTTTCGTTTCGATGGGCTAACAATAGCTAAAGCGATTATTTCAGTCAATCGCCAAAACGATATTTATCATCGGTAAAGCGATAATTCATTGAATGTTAAAGCGATATTTTTTTATTTTCTGAAGAAAAAAGTGATAAGGATTTGGTTTTTAGAAGGGGTGAGAAAGAGAGGATGGATCTGCGGACAATAAAAAACCCGCCGGAGCGGGTTATGCGAATCGTTTATAGTCGACTGACTGTCTGAGTAGTACCTTTGCCATGACGTAGAACGCGTCCTCGTCCTCTGGCTCAACATACCACTTCTCGTAAATGGGGTTGTCTGATATTACTGCCAGACGGTCACGCTGCATCTGAAGTCGCTTAACATGCAGTGTTTTGCCGAAGACGAAGACATATACCCCGTCACCATCAAAATGCGTAACGCCGGTATCAACGAAGATCTGATCTCCAGGCGAAATGGTGCCATCCATACTGTCACCATTAACGGTAATGACCTTAACGTGTGTAGCTGGCCGGTTGCCAAAGAGCGCTCGCGCCTGCTCATTCGTGTATTCGATGGCCCGGATAGTTTCAATGAAATCGCTGGTGACCAGTGTGCCCGGCCCAGCGCTGGCTTTAACGTCGAGTACATCCACGCGATAAATCCCATTCAGTGACGGCTTAACCTGGTATAGCGCAGTTGACTCCCTGGCGCCACCGGCAGCCATTTCCCCCTCACCAGTAGAAAGCCATTCAGGGCGAACACCAAGTACAGAGGCAATCTCAACGGTTTTTCGAGAGCCTTTAGCATTCTTTAGTAACTTATTTACGCTGGACTGAGCCATGTCGACCTCTTTAGCTAATCGACCCTGTGTATATCCAGCGTTTTCCATTGCCTGCGCTAAGCGCTCCGAGAATCCCATATTCACCTCTGTTAATGACTTCTTTAACTCTATCGCTCAAGCGATTATTTAGCAAAAAATCGCCTATGCGATTGACATTCGCTAAAGTGATAACCATAATCGCTTTAAACTGATAGCTGAGGTGATTATGAAGACCCCAACAGTAGAGAAGAACTCCGCAGTAGAGAAAGCGATCGCCATCGCTGGCAGCCAGAAAGAACTGGCAAAACGTTGCGGCAAAGCCCAGTCCACTATCTGTGACTGGCTTAACGGAAAGAAACGCATCTCCCCGGTTCACGTTCCTGAACTGGTGAAAGCGGTTGGTGGTGAAATCCAGGCTCACGAATTCCGCCCGGACCTGCCGTCCATCTTTCCACACCCTGACAACCATGCCGCTTAACGGCGGCCCTAACCACGAAAGGGAAAGCAATGCATTCACTTGCGTATCAACACAATACCGGAATACACCCTGGAGCGATGATAAACCGCGCTCAACCTAAGGCGGCGCCAGACCACGAAAAGATCCGCGATGCGGTCCGGGCATGGTCGTCGGCGCTGGACAATCAGGACGTGGTGTCAGCGCTGATCATCAACGAATACAGGGAGCAGGGCGGGACCGCCATCAGCTTTCCGGACGACATCAGCCGGGCCCGCCAGAAGCTCTTCCGCTTCCTGGATAACCGTTTCGACTCTGAGCAGTACCGCGAGAACGTGCGCCAGTTGACGCCCGCAATCATGGCCGTCCTGCCTCTGGAGTATCGCCATCGACTTCTTCCCGAGGACAGTTTCATGTCTCGCTTAGCTCGACTTGAGAAGGAAACGAGCGAGGCGAAAGTGGCCGTTGCGATGAACGCCCCGCGTCACCAGAAGCTCAAGGAACTCAGTGAGGGGATTGTAGAGATGTTCCGTGTCGACCCGGACCTGACCGCGCCGCTGATGGCCATGGTCACTTCAATGCTGGGGGTTATGTGAGAACTAAAGAAATGGCGAAAGCCGGTCTGCGCGAACAGAACCGACTTTCTGGTGCAAATCGTGTGTACTCATTGCAGGAGTAAGTATGTCAAACACCGCTGAAATTATCAATTTCCCAAACAAAACCGAACAACCGGGAGGTCGTATGGCCGACCTGTCGAACGGGTATACCAAGGTCGCTAACGAGATCCAACAGCTTAAGCCTCGCCTGAGACTGTCAGGCCGGGAATGGCAATGTTTTGAGGCGGTGATCTGGCTTACCTACGGCTGGAACAAGAAACAGGACCGAGTTACAAATACGGTTATTGCCGAGCTTACGGGCCTGAGCGATACCCATGTATCGGACGCGCTTAAGTCTCTCGCAGAACGCAAAATCATCTTTTCACAGAAGCAGGGCATGATGAAAATCGTCGGTGTAAACACTGACCTTTCAGCCTGGATTTTAGACAAACCGGAAACGGGAAGAAAATTCCCGAAAACGGGAAAATCCTTCCAGAAATCAGGAATAACCTTCCCGAAAACGGTAGACACCCAATACAAGAACAAGAACAGTATTAAAAGATCTTCGTCCGAGAATTCTGACGAATCCTCTGACGCACGTCTCAAGAAATTTTTATCAGCTCATCCTGAAGCTGAGGTCTACACGCCATCCGGTGCGAAGTGGGGCTCTGCTGAAGACCTCAAAACCGCCCAATGGATATCTGCCAGGGTGAAGCAGATTAACCCAACCTGCAAAGCCCCGGACATGACCTCCTGGTCTAACACCGTTCGCCTGATGCGCCAGATAGACAACCGGTCGCACCAGGACATCTGCGCGCTGTATGACTGGGCAAGCAAACACCACTTCTGGCAGACCAACATCCTGAGCCCTGAAAGCCTGCGTAAGCAGTGGGACAAGCTGACGATGCAGCGCAACGCCGGAGGTGAGCAGCGTGCCGCCAAGCCGGATCTGGACTTCAACAACACTGACTGGGCCTACGGGGTGATTCGATGAAATCTCTTGCAGAGCAGATGCGTAACCACGACCGCGAGCAGATGAGCCGCATGGCCCATAACCTGCCAGAGCAGTACCAGGAGCGAGCGCCGGTCGAGCAGGTGGCTCAAGTGTTCAACGGTCTTTTCAACCAACTGCGTGCCGCGTTCCCGGCCAGCATGGCGAACTTCCGCACCCAGGACGACCTGAACGAATTCCGCCGTCAGTGGCTGCTGGCGTTTCAGGAGAACGGGATCCACTCAATGGCGCAAGTCGATGCCGGTATGCGCATTGCCCGCCGCCAGGAGCGCCCATTCCTGCCGTCGCCGGGCCAGTTCGTCGCATGGTGCAAACAAAGTGGCGGGGCGCTGGGCATTACCGTTGACCAGGTGATCGCCGAATACTGGGACTGGCGAAACCGTTCGTTCGAGTTCACATCCAGCGAGCAGTTCCCATGGTCGCAGCCGGTCATGTACCACATCTGCGTTGAACTGCGCCACCGCAGCACTGAGCGCCAGTTAACGCATGGTGAGCTGGCACGCGAGGCAGGTGATCTGCTGGACATGTGGGAGAAGCGCGTCACCGAGGGCAAACCAGTACCGCCTGTGCGCCGGGCGATTGCAGCACCGGCTGCCGAGCATGGGCCGACGCCGATCCAACTGCTTCAGGCGAAGTACAACCGGAACAAGTCGAACGGGATGGTGTGAGATGAAAGGTAAACAGGCAATTCTGCGTTATCTCGAAACGCACCGGACCTTCACCGCGAAGGATGTGGCCACAGAGTGCGGCATGACCATCAACTGCATCACGAAGAACGCTATCGATCTGGAGCGGGCCCGCAAGATTGTCCGTGTGAGCAAGGTATGGCGAACGGTGACTTATCGCCTGGCGACGCCGGAAGAGCAGGATGGTACCGCGCGCAGTTGCACCAACGGAATATTTCAGGAGTGCCGCAATAGCGCGGCGATGAAGCGAGTATTGATGGTTTGGGGGAGGGTAGGGGTATGAAATTATTTGAGATGGAAGGTTTTCTGCGTGGCAAGTGCTTGCCAGGTGACATGAAGGTCAACGAAACGAACGCCGAATATCTCGTGCGTAAATTTGCTGAAGCGGAATCCAAGTGCGCTGCGCTGGCTGCGGAAAATGCGTATTTGATTCCCAAAGCGGCCAGCGAACTGTCAAATGCCTGGGTGCTTCATAAATACCTCATTGGCATTCAAGCGGCGATTATGTATCTGGATAATGGCAACAAGAAGGCTGCTCAGGAATGGCTGTACGGAACTATTGCTGGTCCGGGATTTGAGTTCCCTGATGAGGTAGACGACATAGACGCATGGGCAAAGCATCAGATGCGCGGCAGTATCAGCCATCCGCAGGCGCTTGAAATCATCAAGGCCGAAACCCCGGAGACAGAAACATTCCTGGCTGAAGTGCGGGCGCAGGCGAAAGCCGATGGCGTGCAGGAATACGCTGATAGTTTCCGACACTCGGCATCAAAGATTCGTGAATGTCATGGCGACACTATCCGTGTCCGCGCGCTTCTGCATGAAGCAAATAATGCTGATGAGTTCGCCGCCCAGCTTCGCCAGGGAGGAGTAGCCCAATGAGCAACATCGACAAACGCGCATTACGTAAGGCTGCGATGCATGCAAAGGCGACGGATGACTGGGGCTGTGATGCCGACAACTTCCACGACAAAGCGACGCCTGATGCTGTGCTGGCGCTGCTGGATGAGCTGGAAGCCAAAGATGCTCAAATAGCGAATCTTACCGCCGAACGCGATGCTCTTCGTGAAGGCGAGATGGGTGACGCGAAGCACAGCAATACCCGTGCTGCGGCCGATATCTATTTCCAGTTAGTCGAGGAGTGCGAAATACCTGCCGGCGGCTCCCTGGTTGAGTATATAAGCGATCTGCGTGAGCGCGCCGCAGCCGGTAAAGGAGAGTGAAATGTGGATATTAATAATCTGGGCTATTGGTGGATATAACGGCACAAGCCCTGCCATCACAACCCAGGAATTTAATTCAGAAGCTTCGTGTCGTTCTGCTCTTGTTGTATTGAAAGAGGTCAGCAACGGCGAACTCCGTTTACGCGGCGTATGCACTCCGAAGGACTAACCCATGATGTTAACCAAAGAATGGCTGCTCAAGACCATAACGGAGCTTGAAGAAGAGCGCGATGCGACGCCAGGCGCAGTAAACGAAGATGCGGCTATGGCGTTGGCGGCGATGAAGCTGGCGCTGGCATCTCTCGAAGCGAATGGTACCCTCGCCAATGAGGGCACCATAACAGCCACGCAGTTTAAGCCGGTAGCAGACCTCTACGAAGTAACCGTACCTAGCGGCAGGTCGAAAACTTTCACAAAGGATGCTGCTGAGGCATCGGACTGTAGAGTCATGGGATGGTCTGTGCAGGAATATGTCAAACTTGAGCGCTATAAAGCCGCCATGCTTCAGGGTGCCGAGCCTGATTTTCGGGAAATCTCAAATTCGTCAACCAAACATTTTCGGGAAAACGCGGAAACGTCAACCAAATGCTGGTGCCGCACCTGCCGCCCGGTGACATTTGCTGATAGTCACTTCGTCGTTTGCCCTGAATGCGGAAATAAACGCTGCCCGCATGCCAATGACCACCGGAATGCATGCACAGGAAGTAATGAGCCAGGGCAGGAAGGTAGCGCGTACCCAGCGGCACCGCAGCAGGAGGTGAAGTGACGAACAAGATGACGAGAGTTACCATAGATATAAATCAAGGCCCTTAGGAGCCTTTTATTCTATGATAAACGGACTTTGTTTGAGATTGACGCCATGAAGCCCAAGAAGCTAAATGCTGAGCAGCAATACAAATTAGACCTTGAATTGGTCAAGAAGAAGCCTGCGAACCGGACCGAGGCAAAAGCCCATTTGGCCGCACAGTTACGGATCAGCAAGTACAAGACGCAGACCTCTTCCAAAATCCGCGTAGGCAGTTTTAAGGGGCGGAAGAAGGTGCATTTCAGTAAGGCGGAACAAGCAGCCAGGGCAGCACTAAATAAAGCAAATGCCATTAGATTTTCCGAAGGGGAGGTCGAGTCCGTCGATACGGATAGAATCTCAGAAAGTAACAAACGCTGGCGCGGGAGAACTGCTGACTAATGTCTGACTGGAATATTGCTGCAAAGCCGCAGGAAGAGCGCGATAAGGTTAATGTTGACCTGGCTGCCTCCGGAGTGGCGTACAAAGAGCGCCTGAATATGCCGGTTATCGCCGAAGTGGTGATGCGTGAGCAGCCGGAGCATTTGCGTGATTACTTCCTTGAGCGACTTAAGTTTTATCGTGAGAAGTCGATAACTTTGCCGAAAGGTAGCGATCCGGTTTACCTGAAACAGGATGACTAAAAATGAAAGTTGCATTACTAAAGAACCCAAAAATCGTTATGGACGCAGAGTTCACTGACGGATCGCCGGAAATGTTAGTTTTCCCTAAAGACTCAGTCACGGAAGTCATTTTTGACGGCGCCGCTGATGATGAGTTGTTCGAGTTCATTTTCGATGAGAGAACAGCCAAGGGGTTTTATTTCCATGATTTTGACGGAGAAAAATATACTTTCCTCGGAGAATAATCAGCCTTTGATTTTCTGAAATCAACCAGCCATAATCATGTCATCGGAGCCTGAACAACTCCGGTGACTTCTGCGCATTTAAGGGGACTTAAATGCGACCACAATCTGAACTCCTCACCTTGTCACAGATGCAGAAATGCACCTGCGAATTTCTGCATTCTGCGGTTTCCGTTAAGGAGGCCGTATGAGTATCAAATTTTACCTCCGCGACGAGCAGGTTCGCCGCAACCTCATCGACTACATCAACAAGCAGCCTGTAAACGCAGATTTTCCCCTTGTGGTGAGTTTTGCCGACCCTAAACGCACCCTTCCTCAGAATTCACTGTTCCACGCGCTTTGCGGCGATCTGGCAAAGCATCGCATTCAATGGGCTGGCTCTGCGTGGTCGCTTCCGTCGTGGAAATCAATTTTGGTTTCCGGTCACTCCATTGCCACTGGAGGGCAGGGGAAGGTTATTGCCGGACTTGAGGGAGAATTGGTGGCCATTCGCGAAAGCACCTCATCGATGGGGATCAAACGGATGAACAGCCTGATTGAGTACACCCAGGCTTTCGCCGTCAGCCAGAACATCCAACTTCGCGATGTCCGTTATCGTGGCGATTACTTTGGGAGGCTTGCATGAATAATCCTCTCGCGCGCGTCATCACAAATCACATCTTCAACGTTCCGGCGCGCCGCAAGCGTAAGGCTGCGGTTAAGCCGTCGGATATCCCGACCCTGAAAGACTACACCGCCCGCCTGGTGGATCAGAAATGGCTGCGTCTCGCGGCAAGGAGGAAATCCGCATGAGCATGTATCAACGCATTAATGGCGCTGACTGGCGCAATATCTTCGTCGTCGGGGATCTGCATGGGTGCTACACGCTGCTGATGAATGAGATCGAAAAAGTTTCGTTCGACCCGGCGCATGATTTGCTGATCTCGGTTGGCGACCTTGTTGACCGCGGCGCGGAAAACGTCGAGTGCCTGGAGCTGATCACTATGCCGTGGTTCCGTGCTGTGCGCGGAAACCATGAGCAGATGATGATTGATGGCCTTTCGGAGTTTGGAAACGTCGTTCACTGGTTGGCAAATGGCGGCGGATGGTTCTTCAATCTCGACTATGACAAAGAGGTGCTGGCTAAGGCTTTGGTCCACAAAACGGCTGATCTGCCACTCGTCATCGAACTGGTTACCGGCGATAAGAAGGTCGTCATATGCCACGCTGACTATCCGCACAACGAATACGCATTCGATAAGCCAGTACCAGAAGAAATGGTGATCTGGAACCGCGAGCGGGTTAGCGGCGCTCAGGACGGCATTGTATCGCCGATAGTCGGTGCTGATCTTTTTATCTTCGGCCACACCCCAGCGCGCCAGCCCCTGAAATATGCAAACCAGATGTACATCGATACCGGCGCTGTGTTCTGCGGAAACCTCACACTGGTACAGGTTCAAGGTGGCGCCCATGCGTAAACCATCCCGCCGTAAGTGCAAAGTATGCGGTGAATACTTCGTGCCGAAATTCCACGATATTCGGATCCGCTGGTGCTGCCCGGAACATGGCGCAATCCTCGCGATGGAAGAGCGCGAAAAGGAGAAGGTGAAAGCCGCAGCTAAGCGCATTAAGGAGCAGAAGGAAGCCGAGAAGGCCGGGCGCAAGCGCCGCAAGGAACGCCTGGCAGAGCTACGGCCAGCAGGTTACTACAAAGCGCAGGCTCAGCAGGCATTCAACGCCTACATCCGCGCGCGTGATGCCGATTTGCCATGTATCAGCTGCGGAGAGACCAACCCGCCCGATCTGCATGGCGGCCAGTGGGACTGCGGCCACTTCAAAACGGTCGGCGCTAATCCTGAACTGCGCTTTGAAGAGCGCAACGCCCATAAGCAGTGCAAATCGTGTAATGCCGGAGCGGGTAAATACACCGCCAAAGAGGCGACGGTCTCGCAGCAATACGAAGCTGGCCTGGTCGCTCGTTACGGCCAGGAATACGTCGACTGGCTCAACGGCCCACACGAAATGACCAACTACCGCCGTGAAGACTTCATACGGATCCGCGATGAGTATCGCGCCAAGCTCAAAGCACTGAAACAGCAGGAGGCAGCATGAGTCCTTTAATCGTTACCGCTATGGTTGTTTACGCCTTCTGTGCTGGGCTGGTTGCAGCAAGAGTCTGGCGCCGGGTAAACAACCTGAATTTCATGCTCAAAGAGAAGCTGGTCATTACTGCCATATGGGCGTGCTGTTGCTTAGTGTCGAGGCCGTTCCTTGGGGTGATGGAGGAGCGGAAATGACCAGAGAGCAGATAGTCCGGTACCAGGCCGAAAGCGTTAAGCGCGCCAGCATGCCGCCAATAGCAAAGCACAGCCAGACCAAAACCAACCAGCCACAGAAGGAAGCCGCATGAACAGTCAGCAACTGGAATACGTACGTCAGCAGCTCATTGTGGCGACCGCAGATCTGAGCGGTTCGACGAAAGGGCAGCTGGTGGCTTTCGCCGAAAACGCACAATTCACCGCGACGGCGCGCAGCCGGGGACGAAAGAAAATCACCGACCCGGCAACCGGCCGGAAAGTGAACCCGGACGGTCCGGCGATGAGCGGCAGCCAATCACGCGCCAAGGGGTCATCTATCGCGCTGGTCAGCCCGGTTGAGTTCGTGACCGCATCCTGGCGCCGCGCTGTCCTGTCGCTGGAGGATCACCAGAAAGCTTGGCTGCTGTGGAACTACAGCGAGAATATCCGCTTTGAATACCAGGTGGCGATCACTCAGTGGGCGTGGGCAGAGTTCCGGGAGCAGCTCGGCGCGAAGAAAGTGGCCGGCAAGACGATGGATCGGCTGAAGAAACTGATATGGCTGGCGGCGCAGGACGTCAAAGCTGAACTGGCAGGGCGTGAGACGTACGAATATCAGGTGCTCGCGGAACTGGTGGGCGTAACGCCAAAGAACTGGTCAGAAACGTTTACGGACCGCTGGGTGGAGATGAGACGTATCTTCCTTCGCCTGGACAGCGGTGCTTTGTTGCAGGTTACGCGATCACGTTCACAACAAAAGGCGACAAATTTCGATAGAAGTCTTGCAAAACTGGATTGAAACGCATATATTTCATGTAAATCTGATATTGTTCCATTGTTGTATGCATTGGCGGTATCAAACACTTCGTTAAGAGGTTGAGATGGAAGTAAGCAAGCTTAAAAGACCCATGCACCCACTCAAGGTAATAGAGGAGTGGCGTAAGGGGTGCTCCTGCAGCATAGGTGATGACGGAAAGCCAGCTCACCCATCCAACTGCGAAGAGTGTACCGAAGCAGCAATGAAGGCGATCGAGGGTTGGTTTAAATCCTCAAGTGAGCCTGAATGGGGTGACTGGAAACCAGCGCCTTAACTACAAAGAATAAAATTACCAGCCTCGCCATCGTGCGGGGCTTTTTCGTTTCAGGGTCAGAAGCACAGCGGTTGTGCGTTCGGCTGTTAACCGAATGGTCGAAGGTTCGAATCCTTCCTGTCCCGCCAAATTCGCCGGTCTAGTTCAGTGGCAGAACGGCAGCCTTGTAAGCTGCGCGTCAGAGGTTCGATTCCTTTGCCCGGCACCAGAACCCACTACCTGGGACCCTTCGGCCAGAGAGCCGACATTGCCTTACCCTCATCTTCCTGGCTTGTCGCCAGGTTTTTTATTCAGGCCGCAGACAATCAATTCCAGATGCCACGTAGCTATCGTGTCTGACGGCCTTTTCCCAACTACGACACAGCACCCCGGGCCCGGAGGTGTGGAATGCAACGTATGAACCCAACAAATGGACACGATCTGCCGTACTGGTGGTCGGCGGCCTTGGGTCTGTTCTCTTTGCTTAGCCTACAGGATTACGTTTTTATTATCGGCGCGCTGGTATCGGCGTTCTTCACGATAAAAACCTATTACGCAAAACGGAAAGAAGAACGTGAGCGTATGGCTGAGGAAAGGAAACGAACCCAGCTGCTGGAAAACTACTTATCAGATGTAGGTAAAAAACCTCACTCCGATCGTCCGGCTGCCGCCGAGGTGGTTACGGAGGCAATTCGGAGAATTTCCGGTGGCACAGTTGAAACTGAGTAAGAAAAGCGGCGCGGCGGGCATTGTCTGCTCCGTAGGAACGATCATCGCTATTGTGATGAATGCGGGACACGTCCGGACTAACGAGCGCGGGCTGGAGTTAATCGGCAACGCTGAATCTTGCCGACGAGATCCATATGTCTGCCCGGCCGGTGTGCTGACTGACGGTATGGGGAACACGCATGGCGTGAAGCTTGGCACCGTTAAGTCTGACCAGCAGATCGCAGCCGAATGGGAGCGCAACATCCTTGATGCTGAGTCCTGCGTTAACCGTTACGGGAATGGCAGAAAGCTATCTGACGATACTTTCTCAGCAGCTGTATCGGTAACGTTTCGTGCTGGCTGTGGGAACATGCGCACCTCCACGATGTTCTCTCTTCTCAGAAGTGGAGACATCACGGCGGCATGCAACCAGTTCCCTCGCTGGGTATGGGGAGGCGGCAAGGTTCTGCCTGGTCTGGTAACTCGAGCAGGGAAAGAAAAGGCGCTCTGCCTGGAAGGTGTTAAATGAGCCGGTTAACAGCAATCATCTGTGCTTTCGTTATCTGTCTGCTGGTTTCCATGGCCTGGATGATTAACCATTACCGTGACAACGCCATCACCTACAAGGACCAGCGCGACCAGGCGACGGTCAGGGCAGACACATCGGAAGCGATCACCAACAACGTGATCACCACGATGAACCTTATCCGTGACATCTCACAGGCTACCCAGAATGCAAAGAACGAACTGGCTCAAAAGGGCGAAACGCGCATTGTCTACATCAGGCAGGCACTTGAAGGCGATCCGTGTGCTAACCAGCTTGTTCCTTCTGCCGCTGCTGACAGCCTGCGGGAATACGCAGACAGTTTACGTTCCGGCCCCGGTGGTGCCGATAAGCGCTGACCTGACCGCAGACACACCGATCCCCGGAATGGTGGTTCCGTTCACATGGCAGGCAAGTCTCGAGTTAAACGCTCAGCTCTACACGGCGCTGGGGCAGTGCAATCTGGATAAGGCAGCAATCAGGAAAATCGAATCATCAAGAGCCTCGCAATAGCGGGGCTTTTTTATGCGCATCTCACGCGCACATCAACGAGAGCCTTTCAGTAAGCGAGCCTGAGAAATGCCGTTATAGGTGGCGACCTCTCTCGGGCGGCTTTTCTGTGAGACAGGCTCACTTTCTAAAAGGTAAAGACGCTATGAATCATCAATTGGCTAATCTCGATTTCCGGGACATGGTGGCTGTTTCTGGTGATCGCGTGATCACAACCTCCCGCAAGGTGGCGGCTTACTTCGACAAGCAGCATCACCACATCATTCAGAAAATCGAAAAGCTAGACTGTTCGGATGAATTTCTAACCAGCAACTTTTCGCGGGTTACCTATGAACACAAGGGTAATCAGTATGTTGAATATGAAATCTCCAAAGACGGCGCGATGTACATCATTATGTCGTTTACCGGCAAAAAAGCTGCCGCCATCAAAGAGGCGTTTATCAAAGCATTTAATTGGATGCGTGACAGGCTGATGGAGCTGGCTCACTCATACCAAAGAGAGCACAACGAGTTAATGCTGGAGTTCATGAAGGAAAAGGATGTTGCCAGTATGTCAGGCCGCTTGCTGAACCGCTGGGGCAGAGTGAAGAAGCCACAGCTCATAGCAAGAATCGAAAGACTTGAGCAACAGGCACAGATAACGATCCCTGGCTTGCCAAAGTGACCATTACAAAGCTCATCTGCTGGTGGGCTTGATAATGGAAAAACAGTGATGCCTATAAGTTTTGGTAATTAGAAAAAACCTCAGATAAGTGCTAAAAATTTGCCCAGTAAACAATGATGAGATGAAGAATGAAAATCCTGGGATTTGATGAGCACAGAACAAAACGTGGGAGTGGTGCATTAAAGTTCTTTGAGCTGGAGCGTGTACCAAGCAGTGACTGGGTAAAGATATTCGAAAGCCTGTTCACAAAAAGTGGTGATGAGGCGTGGGTTGAGGGGTATTGCATAGTGTCGAACTGCCCAAGCAGTGACATAGCTGAAAGGCTAGTGCAGTTACAATCAAAGTGTGAAGAAGCAAACACAATATTCAGAACTAAGAACTCAACTCTTTGAACAGTAATCGCCGCCTCCGGGCGGTTTTTTGTTGCCATCACCTTGGGTAGGCACATCGTAATGGCGATATCCCCTACAGAGGATAAATCACCTGCTATCCCCTTGAAAGGATAAAGAGGCGTTCATGACCGACATCTACCAAATCACGCTAACCACCCAAACAGGCGAAACCTTCACGGGCAAGATGTCACGACGTCAGCCTGAACTGGTTAACGGCTTTGTGCCGCTGGCGACAGAGACGGGCGAGTGGCTTTATTTCGCTCCGGCCGATGTGAAGCGTGTGCAGTTCACGCCAGTACCGGCAGAGCAGATCGAACAGCCAGAAGAACAAACAACGGAGTAACAAACTATGGCGACCAAACCAAAGACTGGCCGCCCTTCTGATTATCTACCAGAGGTGGCTGCTGACATATGTTCACTGCTTGCCGATGGGGAAAGCCTGCGCAAAGTTTGTGATCGACCCGGGATGCCTAACAAGGCGACGGTGTTCCGCTGGTTGGCACAACATGCAGAGTTTCGCGACCAATACGCGAAAGCCACTGAGACACGCGCTGATGCGATTTTCGAAGATATGTTCGATATTGCTGACGGTGTGAATGAAGAGGCTGCCGCAGTAGCTAAAGCACGTCTTCGCATCGACACGCGAAAATGGGCCCTGTCCCGCATGAACCCGAAAAAGTACGGCGAAAAAGTCAGCCAGGAAATCGACCACAAATCTTCAGACGGAACTATGACTCCGAAGCCGACTGTCATCCAGTTACTACCTGTTGAGCCGAAAGCATGCGTGAAGCTGTTCAACTACCGATCCCCGCCAAGCTTGCGCCGCTGTTCACCGCCGTGAATAAGCGTTACCGATGCTCGCACGGTGGACGTGGCAGCGCCAAGACGCGCACATTCGCCCTGATGACTGCCGTAAAGGCGTATCAGTCGATGATGAACGGTGAAAGCGGCGTGGTGCTCTGCGCACGTGAGTTCATGAACTCGCTGGAAGAGTCGAGCATGCAGGAGGTGAAACAGGCAATCCTGTCTGTTCCCTGGCTGGCTTCCAACTTTGACATCGGCGAGAAGTACATCCGCACCATCGACAAGAGCGTTAACTACGTGTTCTGCGGTCTGCGGCATAACCTCGACAGCATCAAGTCGAAAGCACGCATTCTGCTGTGCTGGGTTGACGAGGCTGAATCAGTCAGCGAAATAGCCTGGCAGAAGCTGAGCCCGACAGTTCGTGAAGAATGCTCAGAGATTTGGGTGACGTGGAACCCGGAGCGCGACGGTAGCGCCACGGACAAGCGTTTCCGCAAAGAGGCTGGTGACGACTGCATCACCGTTGAAATGAACTATACGGATAACCCGTGGTTCCCCGACGTGCTGGAAGGCGAGCGACAGAACGATCAGCGACGCCTCGACCCGGCGACATACGCATGGGTGTGGGAAGGCGCCTACCTCGAAAACTCCGATAAGCAGGTGCTGGCCGGGAAATACCGGATCGCTGAGTTCTCGGAAAACCTCTGGAAAGAAGCTGAGCGCCTGTTCTTCGGAGCTGACTTCGGTTTCGCTAAAGACCCCAACACGCTAGTTCGCTCGTTCATCCTGCACAACCGGCTATACATCGAATACGAGGCATACGGTCAGCAAACCGAGCTCGACCACATGCCTGAACTGTACGACACAATTCCAGGATCGCGTGACTGGCCAATTAAAGCCGACTCTGCTCGACCTGAGACAATAAGCTATCTCAAGCGACAGGGGTTCAACATCTCTGCTGCCGAGAAATGGCAGGGTAGCGTTGAGGACGGGATCGCCCATCTTCGCGGCTTCGACGAAATCATTATCCATCCCCGCTGCAAGAACGTGGCGCGTGAGGCTCGCATGTGGTCGTACAAAACGGACCGCATCACTGGCGAGGTTTTGCCGAAACTTGCCGACGGCTACGAGCACTGCTGGGACGGCATTCGCTACAGCCTCGACGGACACATTAAGCGTAAGGGTCAGATGGCCGGGATGATGATTCCTAAGCGTCTACAAAGGAGATAGCTATGGCAGATAAATGCAAATGCCCGGGCTGCGAGAGAAAGCGCAATGAATGGCCTGGTTATCAGCCATGCGCGTCGAAATCTTCCGGCAAGGTATTACCACCGCCAAAACAACGATAAGGGGGTGCGTACATGACCGAATATTGGTGCTGCGCCTGTGGGAAAATCATCAGATTCGAAAGAGTCATGCCTCTAAATTACATCCCAAGGCACTGTCGCACTCTGATGCTCAGAAAGATTGAATCATTCACTCCGGCAAAAGGACCAAAAATCCCGCCGCTGAAACGCTGACGGACAAACCATGACTGACAAATTAACTCTCGCCGTCAACCATGCGTTGAACGATGCGCGGATGGCGCGCGCCCGTATGGGGCTGATGGCGCCGACTATGGGGCTGGACAACAAGCGCCATTCAGCATGGTGCGAATATGGCTTCCCTGAGCAGGTAACCTACGAAAACCTTTATGCCCTGTACCGTCGTGGTGGAATAGCTCACGGCGCAGTAGAGAAGCTGGTGGGCAAGTGCTGGCAGACGAACCCGGAAATCATCGAGGGTGATGATGCCGACGAGAGCGAAAACGAAACCGCCTGGGAAAACAAGTCAAAGCAGGTATTCAACAACCGGTTCTGGCGCTCATTTGCCGAGGCGGATCGCCGTCGCCTTGTCGGTCGTTATGCAGGCATCCTTCTGCACGTCCGCGATGAAAAAGACTGGAACCTTCCGGTTACCAAAGGGCGAGGGTTGCAGAAGGTTTCCGTGGCATGGGCCGGATCGCTAACGGTGAGCGAGTGGGACACTGGGCTGAACTCGAAGACTTACGGTCAGCCGAAAATGTGGCAGTACGCCGAACGCTTGCCGAATGGTTCAAGTCGCCGCGTCAATATCCACCCCGATCGCGTTTTCATCCTTGGTGATTACTCAGACGATGCTATTGGCTTCCTTGAGCCAGCTTATAACGCCTTTGTAAGCCTGGAGAAGGTAGAGGGTGGATCCGGCGAGTCATTCCTGAAGAACGCCGCGCGCCAGCTTAATGTCAACTTTGAGAAGGAAATCGACTTCAACAATCTTGCGTCACTTTATGGCGTGAGCATTGACGAGTTGCAGGATAAGTTTAACGAAGTTGCCGGGGAAATGAACCGTGGCAACGATGTTTTGATGACAACCCAAGGTGCCACGGTCACACCGCTGGTGACTGCTGTAGCTGATCCTTCAGCGACCTATAACGTCAACCTGCAAACGGCTGCCGCCGGTGTTGATATCCCGACGCGCATTCTGGTTGGTAATCAGCAGGCCGAGCGCTCCAGCACCGAAGACCAGAAATACTTTAATGCTCGTTGTCAGTCGCGACGCGTAGACCTCTCTTTCGAAATAGAGGACTTCTGCGACAAGCTTATCGATCTGCAAATCGTAGACTCAGTCAGCCAGAAGGCTGTTATCTGGGATGACCTTAACGAGCAGACCGGTACTGAGAAGCTCACTAACGCCAAGACCATGGGCGAGATTAACCAGACCATGCAGGGCAGCGGCGATCAACCCGCGTTCACCCGTGAAGAGATTCGCACGGCTGCGGGCTATGACAATGACGACGAAGAGCCTTTAGGAGAAGAGGATGGCGACGAAGAAGACGAAGCCACCGATTCTGCCGCGTAACTATCAGGATCCGACCGGGGCCGATGCGCTGGAACGCCGGGCAATGAAAGACTTCGCCAGGCGGATGAATAAGATTGGCAAAGCGTACAAATCAGCACTCGACAAAATACCTTCCTCCCTCGCAGTAAACGCCAGATACGAATACCAGCTAAACCCAACGCTACTCTCCGTCATCCTGAACGATGCCAGTTACCTGGTGGATCAGGTGCTGCTTGAAGGTGGCGATTACGACCTGTGGTTTTACGAGTACATCGATCTGTCTTCGGAGAAAGGGACCGGGCAGTCGTTCTACAACCTCAGCCAGCAATCCCCGGTTTACGCAGCCGGGCGTGAGTCACTGGCGTCCATCCTCGCAAGCGACCCGTACCAGCAACGAATGGCGCTGGTGCATGCCCGTGTGTTTGAGGAAATGAAGGGACTGACGGCTGACGTTAAGCGCGACATGGCGCGTGTGCTGACTGAAGGCGTGGGCCGTGGTCTCAATCCGCTGGACATTGCCCGCAACCTGACAGAACAGACAGGAATCGAGAAGCGTCGGGCGAACCGGATAGCGCGCACTGAAGTGACTACCGCGCTGCGCCGGGCTAAGTGGGATGAAGACCAGGAGGCGAATGACCTCTTCGGCCTGAAAACCCTTCTGGTTCACATCTCGGCTCTGTCACCGACAACCCGACATGCCCACGCAGTGCGCCATGCCCACCTCTACACCAATGAAGAGGTCCGTGACTGGTACAGCAAGGATGGCAACTCCATCAACTGCAAATGCAGCCAGCAGTCGGTGCTGGTGGATGCGGACGGTAATCCGGAATACCCGGACACCATCACGAAACTCAAACAGGAATATAAATCGATGCAGGCGCGCGGTTACGCCTGGGTGGAGAAATAGCTATGCCTATGCAGGTCAACATCACCACGAAGGTGAACAGTCAGTCTATCCGGCGCGAAACATACAACGGGCGTGAGCACCTGGTGCTGCCGAGCTACACGCTGCCAGCGAACGTCGTCATGAATGGCGGCTTGTACACGCAAGAGCAAATCGACGCCCACTATAAGGGGCTGGAGGGCACCCTGGCACCGCTTGGGCACCCTCAAGTTAACGGTCAGTTCGTGTCTGCTTTCTCCCCAGAAGGGATTAACGCAGGCCATATAGGTGCGTGGAACCGCAACGTTAAGAAGTCCGGTAATCGCATCTATCTCGAAAAGTGGGTTGATGTGGCCCGTGCCAGCGAGTCGGAAGGTGGAAGGGAGCTTCTTGAGCGTGTCGCTGCCATTGAGCGCGGTGAAGACGTTCCGCCGATTCATACCAGTGTTGCCGCATTCCTCGACCAGCTTGAACCTAACGAGCAGGAGCGCTCAACAGGTGCGGAATGGGTTGCCGACATCCATCGCATGGACCACGACGCAATCCTGCTGCATGAGGTCGGAGCCGCCACCCCTGAGCAGGGCGTCGGCCTGATGGTTAACGCCGATCTGGCACAGCCGCTTAAAGCGAACACGGGCGCGCTGGTGGGCGAATCCTACCGGGAGCGCGAACAGCGTCTCGATCGCGCAGCCAAAGCGAAGTTTGCGGCTGGCGCGGATGAATACGCCTGGATTGCTGACTTCACTGACTCGCAAGCGGTAATCATCCGCAACGGCGGCACCGCTGAGGTGTTTAGCTACAAGTCTGAGGGCGGCGTTATCACCTTCGATGATACCGGCACCGCAGTAGCGCGCCAGGAGTCGTGGGTCGCAGTCTTCGCTAACAAATTCAAAGCTCTATTCACACCGCAGGAACAGCCTGCACCAAACCACAAAACGGAGGGCGACATGCCTTTAACCAAAGAAGAACTGGAACAAATCGGCAGCATGATCGGCCAGGCTGTTGCGACCAATACTGAAGCGGCTATTAAGCCTCTTGCGGAAAAGGTTGATGCGCTACAGGCCAACCAGAAGCAACTCGCTGACACCCTGACCGCCAACTCACGCGCTGAAGAGAAAGCCAAGCGTGATGCGGTTGCTAAGGTCCATGGTGACATCGTGGCCAACGCGCTTTCTGGCGATGCCCTGGACGCAATGTTCAAGTCGCTGGGCGAAGCTGCTCCGCTGGGCACCAACAATGCTCAACAGCACAAAGAAACCGGCGCACCTGCCGCAGACGAACACTTCAAGTAAGGAGCCGGAATAATGCCACGTTATCGTCGCGTTAATATCGACGGTCAGTCTCTGTACAAGACCGAAACCCGCACTACGGCCGCAGCGCTACTTCCGGGTACCGCCGCAACCATCAACTCATCCGATGAATTCGCTCAGGCTACTGCGCTAACCGGACGCCTGTACATCATCGATGTCGGTTATCACCAGGGCCTGACAATCACCGAAGAAATCCCTGCCGGCGATTCGGCAGTAGGTAACTACGTCGAAGAAGGTCGTGAGCTGGCGCTGCGCTGCCTGCCAGGCGCGTATAAAAAAGACAGCCCGATCAAGCTAGGCACTGCCGGTCAGTTTACCCTGGCAACCGATGACACTGATTCAGTGATCGGATACAGCCAGGATGAATACACCATCGCGGCCAGCACTACCGACTTCATCCGCGTGCGCATGCGCGTTGGCACTGCCGCCGCTGCTGGCGCGTAACAAAAGGACAAATACATATGTACTTCTCTAAAGAGACGCTGGCGACAAACTCCCGCCTTGGCGGGCACTGGAGTGAGCTGTGGGCAAACCGCAACATGTGGAACCTACAGAACGATTCCATCATTGCAGCTAACCGGGCGATGATGACCGCTGACATGCTGGCTTGTAACGCAGTGGGCGGTTTTTCCCGTGACTTCTGGGCTGAGATTGACAACCAGGTGCTGCAACTGCGGGATCAGGAAGTTGGCATGGAAATCGTGAACGACCTGATCGGAGTTCAGACGGTGCTGCCGGTCGGTAAAACCGCCAAGCTGTATAACGTGGTTGGCGACATCGCTGATGACGTGTCAGTAAGCATCGATGGCCAGGCGCCGTTCTCCTTCGACCACACTGACTACGCGAGCGACGGTGACCCGATTCCGGTGTTCACTGCTGGCTACGGTGTTAACTGGCGTCATGCTGCTGGCCTTAACTCTGTAGGCATTGATCTGGTGCTGGATTCGCAGATGGCGAAGATGCGCAAGTTCAACCAGAAGCGCGTCAACTACTACCTGAACGGTGATTCAAAAATTCAGGTTCAGTCCTATCCTGCGCAGGGCATCAAGAACCACCGCAACACCAAGAAGATTAACCTCGGATCTGGTGCTGGTGGCGCGAACATCGACCTGACAACCGCTGACATGACTGCGATCTTCGCATTCTTCGGTAAAGGGGCATTCGGTACAACCGCGCGCACCAACAAAGTCGCCGCATACGATGTGATGTGGGTTTCCCCGGAAATCTGGGCAAACCTGGCTCAGCCGTACGTGGTGAATGGCGTTGTAAGCGGCACTGTATTGCAGGCGGTTCTGCCGTTCGCGCCGGTGAAAGAAATCCGCATGAGCTTCGCGCTGACCGGTAACGAGTTTATCGCGTACGTTCGTCGCCGTGACGTGATCTCTCCACTGGTGGGTATGGCTGTAGGCGTTGTTCCGCTGCCGCGTCCACTGCCTAACGTTAACTACAACTTCCAGATTATGTCTGCTGAAGGTCTGCAAATTACCGCAGACGATCAGGGCCTGTCCGGCGTTGTCTACGGCGCTAACCTGGCGTAAGGAAACAGCATGGCTAAATACGAAGTTGTGCGCCCATGGTTCGGCGTGAAGGTTGGCGACGTGGTGGAGTTGAAAGAACTGCACCAGGCGTTGAAGTCTAACGTAAGGCTGATGAAAGGCGAGGCAGGTGGTGAGCTGAAACCTGCGACACCTGATGCCGGTACCGGTGAGAAATCTCGCAAAGAGATTATTCAGGACCGCCTGACCCAGCTGGGTATCGAGTTTAAAGGCAACCTGGGCGCTGAGAAGCTCAGTGAGCTGTTGCCGGATGGCGAACTCGAAAAACTTTTCCCTGCTGAATAACAGCCGCCGCTAAGGCGGTTTTTTTATGCCCCGCTCCGGCGGGGTATTTCACGGAGTCGATAATGGTAACTCTCGAACAGGCGAAGGAGTATCTGGAGAGCCAGGGAATTACCATTCCCGATTTTGTTCTTCAGGCTCTCGTCGACCAGGCCAACAGTATTCAGGAGTGTCTCGATGCAAATTATCCTGCATCGACCTCGCTGTTGATTCAGCTCTATCTGCTGGCGCTTATGGGGCTCGGGCAGGGGGATAAATACATCTCCAGCCAGACGGCTCCAAGCGGGGCGTCGCGCTCTTTCCGGTACCAGTCGTTCACCGACCGCTGGAAAGCATCAGTGAACCTGCTGCGCGGGCTGGATAAGTACGGCTGCGCCACTGCCCTTATTCCTGTTGACCCTACCGCCGCCCCGGCATTCGCTGGTATCTGGATCGGGAAGGGCGGCTGCATGTGCGGGGGCAAGTGATGACGTACAAATCAGTTAAGCACGGGCTGCCGCGTTCGTTCACCCGCGTCTGGGTGATGACCGACACCGGGCGGGAGACTACCGGCTACGTGAAAACGGACGGCGAGTGGCATATCAACTGCGCGCGCATCCGGGCGACTGGCGCGAAGGTGCTGCGCTGGAAGGAGTGAAATATGGCAATTGTAAGAAGCATGGTTAGCGCGTTGAATGTGATGGTAGTTTTTCGCGTCGCTGGAGAAGTTAAGACTTTCAGCGAGACAGTGGTTTCACCAATCGCCATTGATCGGTATTTGCAGTTGGAATGCGGCGATGTCATAGGTCTTTTCGTGCCTGTCGGTAAAGGACAGCAGGTCAATGCGCTGAATATCGAGTGGTTTGAGATTGAGCGCGTTACGGCGCCAAAGGAGTAACCAGTGTCGGCAACAGCAAACTGGTCTTACACAGCCACGGCGACCATCTGGCGCAAGCTGGAAGGCAATGACGAATACGGCGATCCGCTTGGCTATGCCGAACCTGAGCAAATCCTCTGTGATTACGAGGGCGGGCTCAGCAAGAAGTTAGCCAGCCTGGGCGCTGAAATCGTCGTTAAGAACACCGTCTGGACAGAGTTCGCGCTGGCGGCCGCAGGTGATTATCTGCTGATTGGCGTGTCTACCGAACCCGACCCGGTTGTGGCCGGTGCCGACGAGGTGAGGCAAGTTATTCGCTATGCCGACACATTCGAGCGGCTGGCGGATGATTATGCGATACTGACAGGCATCTAACTACGGAGGCTTTATGGATATCGATTCGCTCACAATGTCTATCTCAGTGCTGGCGGTGGCTATTTCTGTTTACGCCGCTGCGCCGGTTCCTGAGAAGAAGTCCAAACAGATTAAGCGCACGCCTCCCGATCAGCTTCTACCCGAGGTTAGAAAGCTCATTGAGAACGTTGATGAGCTTGAGCGGATAGCAAAAAGTCTCTGAATAGGTCGCTCCGGCGGCCTTTTTTATTGCCTGGAGAAAGCCATGGGCATCAAAGTGAAGGGCGTCAGCCAGGCGAAGAAAAACCTTAATGCTCTGGTAGGTGATATTCAGGGGAGAAAGGTCGTCAGAGCTATGCAATCAGCTTTGATTATCGGCGGATCTCAGGCGGCGCTCTATACCCCGATCGATACATCAACCCTCATAAATAGCCAGTTCCGCGAGATTACTGTCAATGGCAATCGCGTGACTGGCCGGGTGGGTTATTCAGCTAACTACGCTGCATACGTCCATGACCCAAGCGTACCTCAGAACTTCCGCCGGGCGACGGCCAGGAAGGAGTTTTTAACCAAGGGGTTTGATGATACCCGCAGGCAAATCGACGCGGTAATTAAGAAGGAACTATCACTTTGACCACTCCGATGTATAAGCGTGTTCGCAACGTGCTCGTTGATGCTGGGCTTACTACTGGCTACATCATCCAGTCTTTGTCTTGGGTAGATTCTGGAAAACTAACCGATCGGTTCATTGTCTTCCGCCCAAATGGCGGCACGGCGATAGACCGGGATATGGCAGCAGATTATTACGTTCTGGTTGACGTTATTGCAGGAACGGCTAAGGGCGATAAGGCCAAAGCCGAGGCCGATGTTGAAGCCATTATCGAATATGTGAAAGCCAATCCGATGACAAATCGCTGCCTGGGGCAAATCTCAAATATGGGCGGCATACCATCACCTGTAATGACTACCGAAGGGCGTATGGTGTGGCGCCTGCAATTTGCCTGTCTCTTCGGCGGATAGCTAAAAATCAACATCACACAAGGTCGCTCTGAGCGGCCTTCTTTATTATTAGAAATGAGGTAAGCAACGATGCAAGGCTGCTCCAATAACGAACAACTAATTGGTCGCGCGAAGACGCTGGAACTGGCGTACGGATGCGCTGACATGGTGCCGGAGGAAGGTGACTGGAAGTTGATGGGTCTTCCAACTTCGGCTACGTGGGATTTAAGTCCTGAGGCGCTGACGTCTGATGCGGATAATGGCGGATTCAGTTCAAACCTGATCTCCAGCCTCGATCCAACCTATTCGATTGAAGGTGAGGTGCGTGTTAAGGACCGCACCGACGAATTCGGCGTTCAGCAGTTCGTGAAGTATATCGTTGATGAGGTACGCGCCCGCCGTCAGCCTGGCGTGTGGATGCGTTTCCATTGGGGCGATTATTATCATATCGGCTACATGGTGCCGTCTGGTGCCAGTGATGGTGGCGGCGTAAAGGAAATTGTCACCTACAGCTTTGAGTTCAAGCTGGCAGATGGTTCTACTTTCCAGATCACCGAAGCTGATGGCGATATCGCGGTAACAGGCGTGACGGTTACACCAACCAGCAGTTCTATTGCGGCTGGTTCAAGTACAACGTTCACCGTGAACATTTCCCCAGAAGATGCTGACAATAAAGTATTTACTGTCACTTCATCCGTGCCAGCTCGCGCTACGGTGGCTTTCTCAGGTAGTACCGTAACTGTATCTGCCCCATCGGGGGCTACGGCGGGAATCGCAGTGATTACTGTCACCACTGATGATGGTGCATTCACGGCAACCCACACCGTAACTGTCACTGTGTAAGCAAAACAAAGGGTAGATCGCTGCCCTTGATTTTGCTTATGGGGGGATAGATGACACCAGTTAAAGAGTTTGGAGAATGCCTTATTAGTGTCGGGGATAAGGACTACTTTTTCCGCCCGTCATTTCTCGCGATATCAAGTATCGGCGATCCGGTAGAAATCGTTCAGACGTTTTACGATCTTTATAATGATGAGGCCGCTAATCTCATCAAGAAGGCTGCCGAATCCTACATTCATTCAGAATATGATAGCCTGCCTGAATATGTAATTCACTACATCAAGAGCGGCATACTAAGCCGTAAGGCGATCATGGCTGCGCATGCGGTTTTGTCTGCATGCTGTGAGGATGATGTAGGGGATCTTATCGGCTGGATGAAGCCAAGTAAAAGCCGGAAGCGCGGATTTATGTGGCGGCAGGGTATTATGTCGCCTCAGGAAATGGTCATTATCGCTCAAAGCTTGATGATGCACGGCGTTATCGGGAAGGGAAACTTACGTAAGCTACAGCGCCACGAATCGAACGAGCCTACCAATGAATTCAGGGCGTCGGATTACATCATTGCTGCGAGAAATCACTTTAACATCAGTAAAGAAGAGGCCGCGCAGTTGACTATGACAGAGTTCCAGATGATGTTGGTTGCTAAATACCCTGAACAGAAGGGGTATACGCGGGATGAGTACGATAGCGCGGCAGATGACTACTTTGCGCGACGTAAGCGCAGGCTGGCAAGGGAGAATCAGAAGTAACCGAACTTCGGTCTACCAGCTTTTGAAGTCAATAAATCAGCCTTTTCCGTTGCAACTGTGCTATTCCTGGTTAGGATGTTTCCACTTTTACCAATGGGGAATAGAAAGATGCGTACATTAATTTTATTGGGAACGCTGCTCGCTGCACCTTGTGTTATGGCGGCTACTGATGCAGAGATTGTCAATGCTGTGAAACAAAGAGCAGAAAGCGGTTTCTTTCCAAAAGACGTAAAAGTCGTTTCATTAAAGGAAGTTAATTTCTTCCCTGACGACAGAGACACAGTGTACGCCAGATTTGGAAACGTATGCGGCAAGGCTGAAGTGACCAAAGGTGATAATAAAGCCTCATTGGTATTTATTGCCCCTGTGGTTGAAAAGGCAAGCCAGATTTCTATAGACGATCCGACAATTTACGATCTCACAAAGCAAGGTGAGATTGCAGAAAAAGACATTCCAAATAGATGTAAGTAATAAACACTTGAACATTAAAACCCGCTCCGGCGGGTTTTTTTATGCCCGGAGAAAAGCATGGCCAACAGTGAACAGGTAGGCAATATCGTCTATCAGGTGCAGATGGATGTTGCGAATCTGATTGAGGCCCAGCGCAAAGTAAATGAGCGCCTTGAGAAGATGAGTGGCGGAGCGTCAAAAGCGGCCAGTAAGTTTGACCAACTCCAGACCAGCATAAACAAAGTTGCCGTGGCCATAGCTGCATCGATAGTTGTTGACTGGGGGCGTGCATTCCTCGTTGCTGCTGACAACATGAGCCAGCTCAACGCTCGTATAGAGAGACTTACTGGTAGTGCAGCGACAGCCTCGCAGACTATGCAAAGTCTCATGCGTATCAGTTCGGCAACGGGTGGTTCGCTACAGGATACAGCAAAGCTGTGGGAAACCCTCAGTACAGCATTGCGCGATACCGGTGCGACGAACGGCCAGGTCATCCAGCTCACCGAAACACTTCAGAAAATAGGTCGCATTGGCGGATCCTCTTCCGAAGAAATGGCGAATGCTCTTCGTCAGTTCGGTCAGTCAATTTCATCCGGTACTGTCCGTGCGGAGGAGTTCAACTCCATCCTTGAGCAAATGCCGGAACTGGCACGCCAGATTGCCGCCGGGATGGGTGTAAGCATCGGAGAGCTTCGTCAGCTGATGCTGGACGGGAAACTAACGGCAGAAGATGCTCTCAACGCCATTCAGAAGCAAACCGGTTCAGTGAATGCAGAGTTCGAGAAACTCCCGCGCACGCTTTCACAGGCTAATACCGCGCTGACAAACTCATTCCTGTCGATGATCGACTCTGTTAACCAGGCGACTGGAGCAAGCACAGGGCTTGTTGCGGTTATCGACTCAATGACCGCTGCACTCGACCGGCTGGTGGGTAAAGCGGCGTCGGCAGATGCTCAGATATCGGATCTGAACAGCACCGCTGAAATGTTTACCCGCCGCGCGCGCACCTGGTCATGGCTTGGGCTTGATGGCTGGGAGGCGCAAAACAAAGCGCTGGCCGGGCTGAGTAATAAAGCAGCCATGCTGGTTGGCGACCTGAACGCTGTTTCCAAAGCATCACAGACCGCGGCAAACACAAAGCCGATCGAGATTAAAACAACCGGCTCAGCTACCAGCAGCAAAGCGAAAGGCGGAAAGTCTGCGGCACAGAAAGAAGCTGAGCAATACGCTAAAGCGCAGGACTCGATAAACGAAAAATTGGAAGCCCTGAGACAAGAATCTATTCTTGCAGCAGGTTCAACCAGCGAATTAACCCGTGAGCAGCAACTACTAAGGGCAGAGATGTCTCTTGGTGCCGATGCAACGGATGAACAGCGACAGAAGGCAAGAGAGTACAAAGCACAGGCTTTGGATACTGCTGAAGCATTGAAAAAGCAAGCCCAGGCAGAAAGAGATAAGCAAGCTGCGCAGTCCAACTTCAGCAGCCTACAAAGCCAAGCTTCTCCTGTGGCTAGCGTTGAAAGCCAGTTTCAGCAGCAGATTGAGCAACTCAATCAGTACGCTGCGCTCTATCCTCAGAAAATAGCTGAGGTAGAGGCTGTAAGGGCTAGCATTGAGGAGCAATATCGCCAAAAAAGACTCGATGCTCAGTGGCAAGAATTAAGCCAAATGAATATCGGCTTCGGCATGCTAACGAGTGCCGTGGATGCCTTTGGCGGAAACGCATCAAACGTCATAACTGGACTGATCACCGGAACGATGTCAGCTCAGGATGCTATGCGCTCACTCGGTAACACGATGCTGAATAGCGTGGTAAATGCGCTAGTCCAGGTTGGGGTTGAGGCTCTCAAAAACTTCATTATCGGTCAGACATTGGGCGCAGCTTCTACCGCTGCTTCTGTCGGTATGGCTACCACGACGGCGGCCGCATGGGCTCCAGCCGCAGCGCTGGCCAGCCTGGCATCCTTTGGCGCAAACTCAGCGCCTGCGATGGCTGGTATTGCATCTACCGTTGGGCTTGCTCAAGGGCTGGCTTTGGCTGGGGCCAGATACAATGGCGGACCTGTGTCAGCGGGAAGCATGTATCAGGTCGGTGAGCGAGGGAAGCCGGAGATTTACCAGGCCAGTACCGGTAAGCAGTACATGATACCGGGCGACAACGGCAGGGTGATCAGCAATAAAGAAATGACAGCCGGTGGAGGTGGTGGGGTGGTAATCAACATCCAGAACTACACGTCATCCTCGGTCGATGCGCAGGCTGGTAAGGATGCTAATGGTGGAGTGACTGTGGATGTAATTGTCGCTGACCTGAACAACGGCGGGCCAATCAGCAGCGGTATAACCAGTAACTTCAATGTTAAACGCACGCCAAGGGGGCAGGGCTGATGCCAATTATCGACTATCCCGACTGGCTGCCGCTGGCGCAGAAGGCCAGCAAAAACATGACGCTCGATACCGGGTTCCAGACCGATCAGCCAGCGGTCGGCCCGGCTATCTTCCAGAACCTTACTGACGACCTGAAAGTGACCTGGTCCCTGACGTGGATTTTCACCTTGGCTGAGGAACGAGCATTCCAGCAGTGGCTACGCAGCCCAAACTATCTCAACCGGGGCCTGAACTGGTTCAGGATGAATATCAATCTGGGCGGCAGTGGTCTCCAGTTGCAAGAGCTTCACTTCACGCAGATGCCGGTGCAAACCAGTATCGACGGCGGGGTGGTGACATGGACAGGAACCGTTATTGCCAACCATCTGTACAACGCTGACGACGAGTTTGACGACGTAATTGTTGAGCTGCCGCCGCCGTGGCCTTCAGTGCTTGATATCGTGGTGACTGGTTATCCGGACGGGCGCGATCCGGAATCTTTACCGAGAGTGCCGTGATGCCTACCTTCAGAGCTTATAAGCAGCAACGCCCGACGCGCGGACTGTACGACACAATCACGTTCTACCATCCATCATTTGGCTATGTGCGCCTGGTCGATAAGCAGTTCTTCCCGAAGACGCTCGGCGGCCAGACGTTCATGCCAGCGCGTTTTGAAATCGAAGAGAGCCAGCAGAGCGGGACTCCGGTGATCGACGCGACCGTGAAGTTAGGGCGGCTGTCGTCGGACATCAAAGCGCTAATGAAACAGTGGAAGGGCGCTGCCCGGCTGACGGCCATCACGGCCACCCGGCAGATCTTCGACAGCGGCGATGTGTCGGTGCCGATTAAGTCGTGGCAGTTATACGTCAAGACGGTGGACATCGACGCAGACTCCGCCTCGGTCACTCTGTCTGTCACCAACCCGCTGAACAACAACATCGGAAGGCTCTATGACCCAACGGAATACACTGGCCTTCAGTATCTGTGAGGTAGATATGAATTGGAGTGATTATTTCGAATATCGGGATGGAAAACTCTTTTGGAAGCATAGCCATAGAGGGCCTGTAAAAGCAGGCGATGAAGTTAAAAATCGCGATGGTAAGGGTTATGTCAGGGTTGTTCTTCACCAAAAATTCTATCTAGCGCATCGGATTATTTTTGAGATGCACCATGGAGCTATTCCTGCCGGCTATCAAGTTGACCATATTGATGGCGAGATACTGAACAATAATATTGAAAACCTAAGACTGGCAACCAACAGCATTAACCAGCGAAATAAGCGGAAAAGCTCGAAAAATACCTCCGGCGTTACAGGTGTTTGTTTTGACAAGAACACCGGGAAATGGGTTGCGAGGCTTTGTAAGAAGCATCTTGGGAAGTTCGTAAAATTTGAAGATGCATGTACCGCGCGCGCTGAAGCTCTCCGCAGTCATGAAGGTTTTACATCCCGCCACGGTGAGTGACATGGATAAATCCGACTTCATCAAAGCTGTTATTGGAAAGCCATGGGCCAACAGGAGTTGCACATTCGGTGCGATGGATTGCTGGGCTTTGGTGGTGCTGTATTACCGTCACGTCCTCGGTATTGAGCTGCACCAGACGCCGGACTACGAAGCCGGGGCGGACTTCTTCACCTGCTATCAGGGTGACGTCGTTTTCTGGCGCAAGGTCGATAAACCGGTCGACGGGGGGATATTCGTCGGGTACCGCGGCGCGCAACCGGCGCATGTTGGGCTGGTGCTTAACAGGCAGGCGCTGCATTCACGCGGCGAGAACGGAAGCGTGCGCATGGACTCGTTGCTGGTCATTCAGCGGGCATTCACCAAAGTGGAGTACTTTTCGTATGGCGCTGGTTGAGATATCGAATTTTCCAGGAACGCCTAAGCTGCGTTGTAGGGTGCCAAACGGCACCCTTTTTTATGACTGGCTGGCGGCCAATGACGCTACCTTTCACCGCGATCTGCTGATCGTCCGCAACGGCGTAAAGCTGGGTGACGATGATGAGCTGGCGTTTGAGCTGAGCGAGCTGGACCACATCCAGATATTCGACCAGCCAAAGGGCATTGTCGACGACATCCTGAGCCCGATCTTTAAAGTGGTGGGCCAGGTATTTTCGTTCCTGGCGCCGAAGCCAGCTATAGCGAACAACGGCGGTAATACCGTCGACTCGCCCAACAATAGCCTGACCGGTCAGACAAATACCGCTCGCGTTTACAAGGCCAAGCCGGATATCTATGGCCAGATTCGTTCGTTCCCGGATCTGATTCAGGAGTCGGTATTCGAATATGTACACCAGACTTCCACAGACGGCGGCCTGAAGTACGTCACTGAATGGATGTGTATTGGGATCGGCAAATACGATTACGAGTCTGTGCGCTACTCAGAATCGAGCCTGGGCTCTCTGGCCGGTGCCGAATTCCAGTTCTTCCAGCCAAGAGAAGTTATCCCGCAGATCGTCGAGGGATACGGGTTCGATGACGTCGACGGGCAGGAGGTCCCCGGGCAGAACGAAGCCAGCGATTTCCCTATAGAAACAGCAACGGCAAACACGGTTGTCAGCGGAACGTATTCCGGCGGCCAGATAGCGATGAAAATCGTGAAACAAGCCGAGTTCGACTATTTCATGGGGCTGGTTCTGCCGCACGCTGTAACCTTCACCATCAATGTGACGTACAGCACGGCCTCCGGCAACGTGACTACCGATGCGACATTCTCCGGAACGCTGATCTCCGCCGTTGAAACAAACGACGGCGCGGTTGTTAACCCGGTGCGCTGGTACACGTTTACGATGAACCAGCTGGAGGGGCCGCTGGACATTCCGGCTAACGCCACGATCAACACCACGAAATTCATCCTCAACGATAACGAGGCGCTGGTAGTGGGGCCGTTCTTTTCCCCGGTCGAGTCAACGCAGCTGTGGCTGCATACCCAGTCCAGCCTCGGCGGGAAGAAAGAGACCAACTGGAAGGTTGTCATCTGGAAAATCGACGACGACTACAACCAGGTGCCGGGAACGCAGCAGACGTTTACGTACCGGCAGACGACGCCGCACCAGTCGACGAGCGAGGTGTTTTATCGCACTGACAAGATCACTCCGACCGGCGGGTTCGGGAAATACGCGGTCAGCTTCCAGCGCACGGATAACTCCGGTGACGCGTCACTGCTCAAGGTCGAAGAGATCCACAGCATCAACATCAGGACAAACGTCGTTCACCCGACCGACACGCTTGTGCGAGTAAAAGTCCGGGCGACAGAGAACGCTCTTGGCAGCCGCGAGCGCAAATATAACGCACTGGTGACGCGCCATACCATTACGTACGACCTGGACACGCAGACGGTGGATTACACCCTGAGGCCGTCGCGCTCGTTCGCTGATGCAGTGGCTCACACCTGGCTCATCATGGGTGAGCAGCCGGTAAGCAGCATTGACCTGTACGGGCTGTACTCGATCGCCGAAAGCCTGCCTGATGAGCGACTGGGCTACTTCGACTACACGTTTGACGACGAGAACGACTCACTGGGCGACCGCGTGCAGGCGATCTGCAATGCGGCGTCGGTGGTGGCGTACTGGGATGACGGTGTGCTGACATTCACCCGGGATCAGAAAGTTGACTACCCGGCGGCCGTATTCAACCGGGCCAACATGAAGACTGACGAGTACAAAATGACGTACGAAGCTACTCTTCCGGGCGGCTACGATGGTGTGCAGGTGTCCTACGTCCATCCCACAACGAACAATAAGACATACATCAACTACCGCGTGCTGAACGGCGCTATCGTCGAGCAGGAAGCGGAGAACCCGAACAAGCTGGAGATCGTCGGCTTCCGTAACGAGTTCCAGGCGCGGGAACGCGCGTTGCGCGAAACGAAACGCCTTATCTACTCCCGGGTGAAGATGAACGCCAAGGTGTTCGAAGACGGCATTATCCAGGTTGGCAGTGTCATTCAGATGCCTGATATCTACGACAGCAACCAGCAACAGGGTTACATCACCGGACGCGCCGGGAATAACTTCGATACCAGCGAGCCGATCGCGTTTACCGGTTCAATGTACGTTCTGATGACCGACAGTCTGGGTAACCCGACGCTGCGCTATCCGGCGACGGCCCGCAGCGACACGAAGTACGGTTTCACCGCGGCAATACCCGACATTCAGCTCAATATCTGGAACGGAGACACTGTACAGCTCCCGTCGCGCTATCTCATTGCGACAGTGGAGGAACTTGACAGTCAGCTATGGACGGTCAACAGCATTAAACCAAACACAGATAACACTGTATCTCTGACCGTCGCGGAATACAGCGACGCCATCTACCAATAAGAACACTCCCCGACCAACCAGACCCGGCCACCGTGCCGGGTTTTTTATGGAATAAATATGGCTACGACACCAACAAACCTGCCTGTTCCAAGCGAATCACCGCGCGACCTGAAGTTTAACGCCGGGAAAATTGACGAGTTCGTTACGTCTTTGGCGCAGCGATACATTGACCGCTTTGGCAACGCCCATTACACCATCGAAGGTTTGCGCTGGCTGGCGCAGCAGGCTATAGCAGCATTTGGCTGGATTCCGGTAGGGACATTCCAGGATGGCGCTACGTTAACGCTGCCAAACCAGATCCTGAAAGATGAAACTGATGGAGAATATTACCGCTGGGATGGGGCGTTGCCTAAAATGGTCCCTTCAGGCTCCACCCCATCATCATCTGGCGGCACGGGCGTTGGTGCCTGGGTCAGCGTCGGAGACGCAGCGCTACGGTCGATGTTGGCTAGTGGGGCCGATGGTAACGGTGATGCCCTGATCACGGTAAAGCAGCCACTGCCTGGCAGCGTTGCGAGAACACAGCACAATCTGAATGCTGACTACGTTAACGTTAAAGACTGGGGCGCAAAGGGAGATGGCGTGACAGATGATACAGCGGCGATCAATGCTGCCTGCTCATCACTTGCCGGGACAAGTTTTATCACTAATTTCCGTCGCCTGTACTTCCCTCACGGAACCTATATTTACAAAGGTACAGGCATTGTCCTGCCTAACGGAACATCTCTAATTGGTGAGGACCTTTTCACAACCATTGATGCTTCTGCCAACACAAACACAGGCTACCTGATCACCCTTAACGGATTCCGTTCCAGAGTTGATACAATTGTGCTTAAGGGCAACAAAGATAACTCAGAAATGAAGGGAATATCTAGTTACTACAACTCTGATAATGGCGGTGTACTGAACTGCATCCTTGAAGACTTCCACGTCGGACTGGATATCGATAAATGCTGGTACTCGGTATATAGGAATATTAGGTTTAGACGAAGCTCTTCTTCTGTTGTGCTTACAGGGGCTCACATTCGTCTTGGTTTCAATCACCCAACGGAAGAAGTTAATAATATTGATTTCAGTAACATTTGGCTTGGAGAACCTCAGGCAAATGGCGTTGCAGTTTATTGCCCAACTCAGGTTCTAGCATGGAATGAATGTTCCTTTGAAACCAAAGGTGGCCCGAGAATAAAATTTTTCACCACTGCATCAGTCAATACCTTCACTCTAAATACTTGTTATTTAGAGGGTGATATAGGATCTGCTGGAGGTGCATACGTAATTGAGGGACAATCAATTGCTCAAAATGTCACTATGAACGACTGCATGTTCCGCCTTGGCTCAACAGTTGGTAGTTTTGGGAAAAGTATTACAGTCTATATTAACGGAGGGTTTTCAAACTCGCCAAATGTTGCTTTGAATTCTAATAACGCAAAAATATGGTTTTCTAGATATAACCAGTATCTCTTTTTCTCTGATTCACCAGATTTTGGAAGGACAGGAATTTGGGATGGTGCTGCGATAAACTCTGGCGCAATTTATTTGAATCCGAGACAGCAAGAGATAAGGGATTGGAACTCCCTGATGCCAACTCTCGTTAATACTAAACTGCATAGCTCAACAGCAGCTGTAGATGTTTTTAAGGTTTATGTTCCATCTGGTACTTCATCTCCAAGGATGATGAAACTAACTTTAAAGATATCCTCTAAGAGCTCTGTTACTAACTTCGATATGTACAATGAAGCATGGGAGATATTTATATCATTACCTGAGGCAACTGCAAGCGGTTCAGGCACGTTAAGATCAAGGGTTTTTGAGAACGGAACCACTGGCATGCCGTCGGGCACTGGAGGGGTAACAGTCGTAAGCAATGGCTACGATAGTACTACTGATGCTATCGTTTACACCATTTCACACTCATCAACAGTTAATTGTAATTCATTATATGTTATTGATGGATGCTACGTAGAAGGTGGTATTTCAACCGTAACACGAAGATGGAAGATACAAAGGATGTAGAATTAATGGCCGCATTTGCGGCCATGCTATTAGCAATTAAAACCCTTAAACATTACAATAATCATGTCATCAAGATCATAAAGGTCGTATTTAGTTGATTCGAATACAGGTGTTTTTTTACAAACGCCTGATTTAATCTCCTGATTGATTTGCTTAAATTTATAATCCGCTCCGTAATGTGCCAGTAGAGCAGAACCCCAACCCCACCCATTGTCCATGTAGATTGGAACTAATTCTTTCATTAAAGGAAATTTGCTTACAGCAAGCCTATATTGCTCAGAGACTGGCATCTTTCCTGCAATTGAAATGAATTTATAGTCATTATTTTGCTTGTTGATAACAGAACTTATTTCCGCAGAGATGTAGCTATCAAATTCCTTTTGTGATTTCATAGTGTTGGCGTAAGCAATGCAAAACACAAAAGAAAAAACAAATAATGGCAGCAGACCTATCCTTCCTATCATGCTCTTACAGCACAATAGACCGACAATAAGCATAACACCACCAAAAGATATCATCACCCTCGGGGCGTAAACCGGAAATTTTAAGAGAGAAAGGTGGGCGAATGAGAACGCAACTAGAGCAACCGGCGCCAGAGCTATAATGAATGTCACTATTATTTTATATATATTTTTTTCTGACTCCTTTCTTACTGATTCTATTAATAAGAAAACCAATCCTGCAATAGACAAGGAAGCTGTAATAAACATTATCCAATCGGGTATGCCGGTGAGGTATGCGTCAATCAAATCAACGAAACCGGTTGAGTTTTCAATTGCTTTGCTGACCATGTCTGGTTGTGAAAGAATGGTTTCTGAGTGAGATATATTGTATGACCCTTGGATGAAATTTGGGCCAATATAGGCACTGTAAAATAGGTATCCTGAGACTAACTGCAAGACCCTTATCATGGCTTCTAATATCTTACCCCTGAAATCACGTGCTGAAAAAACAAACTCAATAACTGCCATTGAGGCAAATAATGTAAGAGTTGCCTGATATAGAGAAAGAGAGCAAATGACCATAAAAGCCGGTACAGGCAAATGCCACCACTTCCTTCCAAACGAGAATGATATTACAAGTAGCGAAGCGCTAAGCAACATAGGAAGTGCATCATACTTGTAAGATAGATTCTCCAGCATAAAAGGATTTATTATGAAGCACAATGCCGATGCAATGATTGCCGATTGGCCGAAATCTGGCGCAATTCTGCATAATGAAACAGAAAGAGAAGCGCAAATAAAAGCCAAGCCTGCAATTTGCGGAAGTGGTGAGATGTCTAATAATGGATACCCAAAGGAAATGGAAGCCATAATAATATCAGCTAATGGCCTGCCATTTACACCCCACTTTGAATACCCCCATATTGAACGCCCTAAGTCATCTATGTAATATCGGTCGGCATTCAAAATAGGGAGTATGTAAATAATAGAAATCACGAACAAAAACAGGAAAACCTTTGCTTCCTTTTTTGTGATTATTTTTTCTAACATTTCATTCCCCCCTGTTTTTTAATATATATCGAGGTCTGTTTTTCACTTCCACATAAATCCTGCCAATGTACTCACCAAGAACCCCAATCCCTATAAGCTGAATGCCTCCAAGGAAAAGAATTGAAACGAGGAGAGATGGGTAACCTCGCACAGCATTACCAAAGGCGAGGGTGTCTATAATCATCCACGCTCCATAAAGGAAAGCCACGCCAGCAACCAGTAAGCCTATGTAGGTCCACATGCGGAGAGGGAATGTTGAGAAGCTTGTGATCCCCTCAAGTGCCAGGTTCCAAAGCTTCCAGCCGTTGAATTTCGTGCTGCCGGCCACTCGTTCTGCGCGGGCATATTCAACAACATCAGTGCGGCCACCAACCCAGCTCAGCACGCCTTTCATGAACAGGTTTCGTTCCGGCATGAGTTTGATGTTTTCCACTACCTCGCGAGACATCAGACGGAAATCGCCAACGTTCTCCTCGATCTTTGGATTGCTGATTTTGTTGTGCAGCTTATAGAACCATTCAGCGGTCTTGCGCTTCAGTCTGCCATCTGTAGAACGATCAGAGCGTTTGGCCAGCACCATATCAGCCCCGGCCTGCCACTTTTCAATAAGGTGCGGAATAACCTCGATAGGGTCCTGCAAGTCGACGTCAATTGGGATAATCGCTTCTCCGGTGGCACGATCAAGACCAGCGAATAGCGCAGGCTCTTTCCCAAAGTTGCGAGTGAAAGACAACGGAACCACAAGCGGATCTGAAACAGCAAGCGCGTTGATAATTGATTCTGTCGCGTCTTTACTGCCGTCATTGATGAAGACTATCTCAACTTCATGCTGCTGAAGTCCTTCAAATTCCCGAACCGTTTTATAAAAAATAGGTATCGCGTCTTCTTCGTTGAAGACCGGAACGACCAGAGAAATTTTCATTTCGCATCCCTAAAGACAATGAACTTTGAATAGATAAATCCGCACACCAGACTGATGGCGGAGAAGAGAATGAGAGTCACAATTGGAGCCATACCGGACTTATCGGCAGCCCAACCAACAGTTGCGCTCAAGGATCCCATAAACCCTACATACAGCATGTAGCGCATCGTGGTTGTCGAAGACTTAAACGTGAACCTGGCGTTTGCAAAGAAGCTGAATGACACCGCCACGACGAACCCGGCGAAGTTGCCAAGAGCCTGACCTGTGTGAAACGCGTATATGCAAATAGCGAACACAACCCAGTGAATGAGCGTGTTTATGACGCCGATCGATGTGTACTTAGCAAAGAGCTTTAACATTATAAAAATCAGTCAATTCGGAAAGGTCTGAAGTTTAGCATCACTGTGCAACTTGATCGACTCTCATATTTGACGATACTGTATATGCATACAGTTATTTTGTGAGGTGATTATGCCATGCACAGCAGACATTCATGCCGCCATGGTTGCGGCTCCGGAGCCATTCATTCCTCCATCTGCCAACATTGTCGAAACGCAGGACGGCTACGATGTCATTGAGTACTCATCGCTGTTTAAGCGCGGAGACACCTTACTCATTTGGTTTTGCGGCAGACAGCAGCACGCATATTGGGCCGGTGATGCGCTAATCACTGATGACGGCGAGGCCATAGAGGGCGAGGCATTAGATGATGTTCGCTTTGTTGGTGTGGTGACTCATACCATTATCCCGGTGTGGGTAGACGACAATCCGGTGATGTGATGTTTGCCCTGGTTGATGTGAACTCATTTTATGCCAGCTGTGAAACAGTATTCAGACCCGACCTGCGCGGTCGGCCGGTGGTTGTTCTGTCGAATAATGACGGCTGCGTAATAGCGCGTAGCGCAGAAGCAAAGGCTGCCGGGATAGCGATGGGTGAGCCGTTCTTCAAGCAGAAGGAGTTGTTCCGGCGCGCTGGTGTTGTTTGCTTCAGCAGCAACTACGAGCTCTATGCAGATATGTCCAGCCGGGTAATGACCACACTGGAAGAAATGAGCCCGCGCGTGGAAATTTACAGCATAGACGAAGCCTTTTGCGACCTGACCGGCGTAAGGAACTGCCGGGACCTGACTGAATTTGGGAAAGAGATCCGCGCGACGATATTACAGCGAACGCATCTTACAGTGGGGGTCGGCATAGCTCAGACCAAGACGCTGGCTAAGCTGGCTAACCATGCTGCGAAAAAATGGCAGCGGCAGACGGGCGGCGTGGTCGATCTCTCAAACGTCGACCGACAGCGGAGGTTGCTGGCGCTGGTGCCGGTAGAGGATGTCTGGGGCGTTGGTCGTCGCATTAGCAAAAAGCTGAACGCCATGGGCATCAAAACCGCACTGGACCTTTCAGAGCAGAGTACGTGGATTATCCGAAAACACTTTAATGTGGTGCTGGAGCGAACCGTCCGCGAGCTGCGCGGCGAGCCATGTCTGGATCTGGAGGAGTTCGCCCCGGTAAAGCAGGAAATTGTATGCAGCCGATCGTTTGGCGAACGCATTACTGACTATGAGCAAATGCGACAGGCGATTTGCAGCTATGCGGCCCGTGGAGCTGAAAAGCTACGTGGTGAGCATCAGTACTGCCGTTTTATCTCCGCTTTCGTCAAGACATCACCTTTTGCCCTTAATGAGCAGTATTACGGAAACAGCGCATCGGTAAGACTGCTCACGCCAACTCAGGACAGCAGAGACATCATCAACGCCGCGATAAAGTGTCTGGACAAAATATGGAAGGACGGTCACCGGTACCAGAAAGCGGGTGTCATGCTGGGCGACTTCTTCAGCCAGGGCGTGGCCCAGCTCAATCTGTTCGACGACAGTGCGCCTCGAGCTGGTAGCGAGAAGTTAATGGAAGTGCTGGATCACCTGAATGCAAAGGACGGAAAGGGTACGCTCTATTTTGCCGGACAGGGAATACAGCAGCAGTGGCAGATGAAGCGTGAAATGCTGTCGCCTCGATACACTACGAGATTTTCAGATTTGCTTGTTGTCCGATAAAAGAGGTGCGCACCTGATAAATCTTACAATCGGATCGGTGGTGATTATGCTGATGGTATGGGAAGGCGTAAAGCGGCAAGTTGCGAAACTGGAAGGAGCTACGCAAAGTTTAGCGGTGGGGCATGGGTGGGGCACAAAACAGCACTCGTTCTAAGGCGAACTTAGACGACTGATGTTTTCGACGACTATAACCATCTGTTATTTGGTGCGCTCTTGGACGATCTTTGTCGATTAATAAAAATGTATGCTCATGTCATGGGGATGCAGGTGTAAACCTTCCAATCTTACGCTGGCAGCCTGATGGCTTTAATGCCACAATATTTTTTTCTTCGCATGCAGGAAAGATGATGAAAAAAGTAGCAATTGTGGCTGCAATGCTGACGTTAGCGGGATGCGTTCAGGTCGAAAACTATCAGGAAGTGGTTAAGCATCCGGCACCTTCGCATCTGGCAGGTTACTGGCAGTCGAAAGGGCCGCAGAGCGCGATGGTGAGCCCGGAAGCGATCGCCACGCTGGTGGTGACACCAGAGGGTGATACCCTGGATTGCCGTCAGTGGCAGCGCGTTATCGCGGTGCCGGGTAAGATCATGCTGCGTTCAGATGATTATTATAACGTGACCGAAAAACGAGACGTCTATCCGCTCGATCGTGATGGGGCGGCGCTGGAGTATGACGGTATGGAACTGTACAAGGTTGACCGTCCAACGGTGGAATGCGCAGATTACCTGAGTAAGAATCCGCTGGAGAGTAAGCTTCCGTAA